CTCCTTTTTATTTAGTCTCGCCGGAATAAGGCGTGAGCTAGGTTGTAGCCGATATAGGCTATTTATGATCAGATTGTTTAAATTATAGATTTTTAAGGGTTTTTTGATGATCTAATAGCTGATTTGCCCATTCAATGAATTGCTCTGTAGACATTGAGTTCTTGGCACAATTACAAGCATGGCAGCAAGGAACTACGTTATCAATAGAATATCCCTTAGAACTATCTACTCTATCCAATCCATTGTAGGGGTTAGGACTATGCCCGCTATAATGGCAAGGTTGTGTAATCAGTTTGGCTACGTCTATTTTATTTAATTCCCAAGTAATTCCTCTAGAGGTAGCTTTTTGCTTCATTTGATTTATTTTGTAGCTGATTCTAAGACCGTTTTCTTTTTCCATACGGGTAGGATCTATTGCCAATAATTCCTGATCACATAAATCATCTCTTGGTACGGATAACTTGGCTATATGCTCCTCGGTTAGTTTTTTTCCTTTGTGAGCCTCCGAGATATTTCTCTTTCTTTCTTCTGTAAGAGGAACTCCAGTGTTTTTTTTATGCGTAAGGTTCAAAGCACATTTGGTACATCTTTTAGAACCGCCTTGCCGAATATTTCTTCCGTCCACCACGTACTCTTCTCCGCATGAACACCTACATTTATAGTATACTATCTTTCCTTTTTTATGAGATTCTTCCAACACGGTCCACTCATTGTATGTGTTTCCTACCATTTCTATTCTATTGCTTGCTGGTTTACCTTTAATTCCTGCCATTGTTACTCCCTGTTATATTGTTTGTCTTAATATAAGTATACCATGACACAGCGATTTTGTCAATATGTTTATACAATATTTTAGTTGGGTGTAATAGCCTAATACATGTGTAATATCCTAAATAAAAAAAGAGCCGAAATCTCTTCCGGCTCTTCCAAATATAAATATTACATTTGATTACTTTTTAGAATTAGCTTGCAATTATCCTAGAAATATGTTACAATTGAAGCCAGGCGCCCTGCAACCTAATTGTGCATAATATCCAATACGTACTTCTACGCTATCGGCGCTGCTATCTCTCAGCATTTTAAGACCATCAGTATCCAGAATCTTTGGACATTTTCCAAGGCTATATAGTTTCCAATATTGCATAGAAAGCATAAAAGCATGGTCATGTGGGCAGTTTTGATCTGGAACAACTGCGATAGGACCTCTTGGACCGTGAACTAGGATACCACGGAAACCAATTTCAGTTTTAACTTTGATTTCGGTATAGATGACCTTAGAGCCTAAAGCTTTCTCAAGCTCAGCATATTTACTATAAGCTAAGAAGCAATAGTCTGGGTTTCCACCTTCCCGACCTACTAAAGCTGCTGCAGAAACCAGAGCTTCTTCAATTGGAAGAGCAGAACCGTCATATCTAATACCAGCAAGTCTTGAAGGGTCAGCGCTTCTATCAACGCCAAAGAAAAAGTTACCTGGAACTGGAGCAACATTTGGTAACCAAGCAGAAAGACCGCTGATTTTACCAGCATAGTCACCTTGTACGAATACAAAGTCATTAGTAGCTGGACCCGCTCCACCATTGATGGAAGTAAGGGCAGCGCTTACAGTAATTATGCCGAATTCTCTATCAACACCAACGATAAGAGCTGTACCACTTTCTACTGAAGTCAAACCATCAGTAGCACTGAAAACGATAGTCATACCAACTTCGAAATTTACAACGTCTTCTGCATTGGTTAGGGTAAAGCTATTGCTAGTAGAGCCAAGAAGAACTTGACCAATAGAACCTGAACCAGATCTATAGATAGAGCTAGCTAGCGAACGAGTAGCTGATTCAATAGCGCCATCAATTTCGACAGTAGCTGCTTCCATAAAAGCATTGCTATTTCCTTTAGAAGCTTCGATGGTTTCATTATCGATAGAAGCTAGCGAATAGTCTTTAATACGGGTTAGTAAGAAAGCTTTAAGTTGGGTATTAGTCTTATTAGCCTGAGCGTTAGCAAAAGTAATAGAACGACCTTGTGGAATACCAAATTTGATAGGAAGTTTCAGGTTTTCCCCGCCGAAGCTTTCATACTTCGATACCATTGCCAAAAAGGGGTTATCTTTGTAAACCATGTTCTCGATTCTGTCTGAGGTATACACTTGCTTAAGTGCAGCCTCAAAAGTTGTCATATTCAAACTCATAAAAAAATCTCCTGGGCTATGCCCTAAAATGTTAAAGTAAAATAAGCCGTATCCTTATTTTAGGATATCGCTATAGCTTAAAAATGACCCGCGCTTAGTCATTCCATTTAAGCAAGTCAGCTGCTGCTCTCTTTGCTTCTTCTAGGCTCATATTAGGCTTTAGAGATCCGCTCGTTACTGCCGAAGCCTTATTCGACAAAGTAGGAGCTGAATTTGACTTCTTCTGTTCTGGCTGTTTAGAAGAAGGTTTGGCTTGTGAACTTAAGCCCAACTTCTCGAAAAGGAGTTTAGCCTTTTCCATTAAATCGCTTTTTAAGAGATCTGCCGCTTCCTTAATTTCAAGAACCTTACCGTGCTGGTTGTAATGCTCTTCTATCTTTTCGTAAACTAGTTCCGCACCTCCTAGGTCACTTAAGATGTTGTAGTCGGGACTCTCTTTTATAAAATCATCAATACTATGTTTGAAATTGTTAACCGCCATTATTTCGCGTTCTTTAAGTTGAGCTTGCTCTCTCTCCTCAATCTGTTTGCGAAGTTGTTCAACCTCAGATTTACTTTTGCTTTCAAACTCCTCTTTCATCATACGAAGTTGGTCTTCTATGGGGAGTTTTCCATTATTTAAAACTAAATCAGTAAGTTTCTCATAAGGCATTCCAGCATCTGCTAGGGCTTTGAGTGGATCTCTTTTAAACTGAACGTCAAAAGGATCTTTAGCTGGCTCAGCTTTCGGGGCTGACATAGCTGCCATTTTAGCCTCGAGCTCCGCCATTCTAGCATTTACCTGCTGCTCACGTTGTCTTAGAGCCTTTTCTTTCTTGGACAAAGATGCAAAACGTTTTGAGAAAGGGTCCTCTTTAGGCTTAACTTCCTCAGCTCTCTTCTCGTTCTCAGCTTTAGCTTCTACTTCTGCCTCGGCTTCGTTTATTACTGGAGTATCTAACTCTCCATATAAATTAAGTTCTTGAGCCTGTACGTTTCCATTAGAGTCTACATTACTAGAGTTTAGTAATGCTCCTGCATTTGAATCCATTAAAATCTCCTTAATTACTTGGTTAGGCGTTATGCCTGCCTGTGCTGGGCTATATCATATTGATCTAAATGTTTATTGAGGCTGAGGAGGGTTTATAGGCATTATAGGACTGGTTGGAGCAGCTACTGGATTGGCTATAGGAGGAGCTACTGGACCAGGTGCAGCGCCAGCGGGAGGAGCTTGAGGAGGTGCTGGAGGAGCCGCTTGCTGTAGAAGTGCTTGCGCATCAGATATCCACTGACGTAGGAGCTCTAGTCTATCTTCTGGAGCATTCTGACCTTTGTACATTAGGTATGCGTTTTGAAACAAGCGAAGACCTAGTTGTAGATTTTGATAAGGCTCAGGAGATTCATAAACTCCTGTAGTCAATAATTTATCTATAGTTCTGTTAATATCTTCTTCTCCGGAGTTATACAAGTCGTTTACTGCCTTAAGGTCAGGGAAGTCTAGAAGTCTGCGACCATCATCCTGAGTCATAAATCCGGCTTGTATCAGATCTTTAACATCCTCTAACCTAGCAGAAGGAGTAGAAGATAAAGCATTAGTGGGAAATACTTCCATCATATACTTGTCTTCTTCCAGATCAACCTCGGACCATTTGATAGTATCTACAAAGTTCTTTCCTTTTACTTTAACCTTAAAATCATCAGTATCTATTGATATTTCTTTTGCTAAGTCTAAGACTATGCGAGCTGCTTCTAAAAAGCTTTGCTCGTATCTAATTCCTACCGAAGAAAATCTATCTGTTTCAATATCGTTGTATTCTCTAAGTGCCTTTCCGGAATCCAGCCCAAGCGGCTTAGTGCTTTGAGCACTCAGCTGGGATACTCCAACCATTTGATAAGCTGCGGTCACTAGGCGGTCTAAATGCGAGAAGAGCTCTGGAGGTACACCGCCCAAAGGGGCGTACTGAGGAGGAGTACCAGCATACTTAATGATTCCTCCAATCTTATTATTTAAATGTGCAGTAACAATTTTACTTGATACTTCAACCAAAAGTTTGGGGATAGAAACTAGGTGCATGGATACCTGAATAGTTTTTAGGATCTTGTTTATTTCGAGTTGGAGTCCTGTTAACTGCTCAGATATTCCCATACCCCAGAATCCTACCGGGCGTTCCTGCCATCGGAAGAATACAAAAGGAAAATAATTTTTAGTATATTTTTCACTAAATAAAGTCTTGTTTGCGATAGTAATGCAGTGTCTACCGTCCTTAGCATCCTTTCCTGATGGTAAGTGCCAGCTTTCTACAACATAGACCAGCATTCTAGATCTATAGTGTTTAGATATAGAATAAGAAGTTTCAAAATTCAACGCATCGTCAATAGTAGCATCATTGCCAGGAAACATCTCTTTCAGCTTATCTTTATGAATAAATTTTACTTGGTGAAGAACGGAGGGTTTACCATAGAAAGATTCTGATTCATCAGTTTTAAGCTCATCTATTAAAACTCTTTCAGCCTTTATTTCGTTATCTTCTTTAAAAAACTTAACCGCTCCTGTTCCAAAAATACATGCATCAGTAAAAGCTCTGGTAGCCTCACGATACATATTAGTGGAGTAGAAAATACCTTCACAATATTTAGTTAGTTTCTTAGCTTTCTGTTGTAAATCCCAGTCCCCGCCATCCGTTAAGAACATCGGTTTTGGCTTATTTTTGGTTACTTTAGAAACTATAGTATCTATCATAGATGCTATAATATTAAAAGTCACTCTATGCGTTAAGTTCAGTGAGGACTCAATACGAGTATAGTTATAAGCGTCGATTCCCAGAATATCATAGTTCAGTTTGTTATCGTTAGGCTTTTTATCCTAACTTCTTACAGTTACCTGTAAGCTCAGCGTACATTTTCAACCTAGTTGGTTGCTGGGCACTCTTGGATGGGTTATATTCTTTTCAGGTTCACCATCTACGCGTTACGGTCCTTAAAGTTATTAGGCTTTAAGTTACCTCGGTATTATCCCTTAGGGACCTCCACCGATTTTGCCCAGTTATCATTTAATTATTACTAATTAAAGCGGCAAAGTCTACCGTATAAACGCATATTCTTTATGTTATCGGCGTTTCTATGTGTCTGGCTTGTTTCCAGGAAATTTACGTGCGCGAATATATCAAAATGAATCGTGGAAGACGGTGCTAGCCACCAATTACTTCCCTGCGATTCACTGTACACCGCTGAATTATAATCTGCCATGCGTTTATTACTCCTTTTTGGGTTCTGCCTTATAGGCTACTATTTGACTTTTTCATATTTTCTTCGGCTGTTAGTATTTGAAGATTCCAGGGAACATGCATCCCACAAACCCCAGCCCCTCTTAATGGTATAATATGATCAACATGTCTTTTTATACCGTCTAATTGCTCTAATCTTTTTGCTTCTATATAAATATTTTCTATTTCTTCTTTATGATTTTCAGTTAGCCATTGGGGAGTGGCTTTTATTTTATCAGCTTGTCTTTTTCTAGTATCTGCATTTTTCTTTCCTGGGTTGGCTTTTCTCCATCGTTTGCTTTTTTCATTATACTTATCAGTATAAACTCTTTGCCATCTTATTGTATTCTTACTATAACAATCTCTGCACCAGGAGTCATATCTTGTTTTCCTTTTATAAAAGGAGGTGAGTGGTCTCTCTTCTTTGCATAAACTACAGGTTTTCATTTCCATATAACTATAGTATCATAGTTCTGTATTTTTATCAATCTATTTGTTAGAGCTCCAAAAAAGTAAATCCTCTTCTTCTTCTGCTGATATCTCCTCAGTCTCCGCAAAGGTTTCTGAAGTTTCATAGCTGCGGACCTTATCACTTAAAGCATCTGTGGGTGCTTGAGAGCCTAAATCCATATCTTCAATAAATGCTATGTCGCTCAATTCAAAAGACATTCCATCATGACTAAGTGACTTTACTTTATTCTTTTTACACCAAATCACTAATTCTTTAATTTCAGATATCTTCATAGAATACTCCTATTGATGTTATTGTTTACCACTCGTCGGTTATCCATTCCTCAGTCTCATCCAGCATATTTTCCCATATCTCAGGATCATCTTGCTTAGATAATTCCATAGCCTCTGCCTCTTTACGCTCCATCTCGTCCATATAAGCGTTGGTATTTATACGAGTTTTTAGCGGTTTTTCTTCCTTTATATAGTGATAACAAGCCCTATAAGCGTATAAAGAAGCATCTAGGATATCTGAGTGGTAATTAGAGGCTATTTTAGGCTTTAAGGGGTCGGTTCTGTCCCAGGTTACCAGCTTAGAGTCTTGGGCAAATAAGGAGTCTGCTCTAGCCCTAAAAACCCCCCGCTTTAAATCAGCATTAAGGAACTCAATGAACTCAAACTTACGTTCTTTTTCAGCTGCTTCAATATTTAAGTGGTGGCGATTCCTTAGCTCTTCCTGAATCTTTTTACCAAGCGCTCCAGCATCTATTACCATTTTTGAGGGCTTATATATCTTTTGTAATTTTATAATCTCTTCTGACAATGCTGTTATATCTTGCTTTGGTTTCTCTACTTCTTCTACCAAATATACGGAGTTTTCAGCTTGAGAATATCCAACGACAGCAATAGCGTCGGAATCATCGTAACCAATATCAATACCAAATATGTAGCTGAGATGAGGAGGGAGACTTTGATAATGATTACGAACTGACTCATAATGGAATACGAGCGCGTCTTCATCCTCAACCCATTCTCCGTATGTTTCTCTTCTATAAGACGGATCCGTCTCTGTAATTCCTCTAAGCTGCCTCTCTTCCTGTAGTGTGAGCTCAAGATCTTTTCCTTTTGCTGGGTCGTGCATATGTGGATTATCAAATGCAGTCCATTTAACGTTGTGCCAAAACTCATTCTGGGAATATTCATAAAAAGCACCAGCCTTAACGGGTCCTGGAGTTCCGGTCAAATATATCCCACCTCGTAAGTCTCTGGTAGCTGGTATTAAAACTTCATCTATAAGTTCCCTTATATGTGGACGCATAGACTGGGCTTCATCTATATATACTTTCCTGAGCTTTAAGCCTCGGAACTTGTCTATCTCGGAGGGGTCTTTTGCTCCACCAGTAAGTAGCCTAGATCCGTTTGGAAACTTTAAGGTCATGAGTTGGTGGTTAATATGGCAGGTGATCTTATACTCAGTAAGCAATCTCTCTATATCTCCCCAAAGGATCTTCCTAACATTGTCCTTGGTCATGGTAATATATAAGCAAGTAACATCTTTTTCGTTTAGGCAGGTGTCTATAATATCCCCAGCTATTCCCACGGTCTTTCCAGCTCTTCTTGAGCATACCGCAGTTCTAACTCTAGGACCCTCAGCCCTAAAAAAGGCTATTTGCTTAGGGAACGCAAAATCGGAAAACTTAAAGACTTTTTCTTCTTTTATAGCTTTCCGTTTCTGCAATTCATTTAATAGAGCTATGCGAGTTACGGCATCCATTTATTACCTTGGTCTCTTAATTTCAGATCCCTTAACTCCAATCGGCTTCGCTTTCTCTGCTATTTTATGAGCATCGTGAGCATCATCTTTTGGCATCCATGGGTATACTGCTATAATATTTCCGATAGGGATAAGAGCCATATCAGAATCATTAGATACTTTCCAAGCCATAAACTCTGGAACATACTCTATAGCAGTAACCTTGGCGTTATTAGTGGTGGGGATAATGGTAAAATAGGTCTCAACTTTCTTATCAAAGTTAACTGCTTGGTGAACCTTAATTGCTTTTATTTTCATCTTTATTCTCCTTTGCTTTTTCTTCTATTTCTTTCATCATCATATCTATATGATTCTTATAGAAGGATTTTAATTGTATTTCTTTACAAAGCATTAGGATAAGTTCTGACTTACTTAAATGCTTTAGAGTTTTTTTCATGTCTGCAAATGTTGTTTCCATTTTACTCATCTCCGTTATTAAGTGAAGTTGGATCTGCTTTAATAACAAGAGGAAGTCTTACTAAAGGACATCCGCTAAACATAGCTTGTATTCGTTTCCCGTTAACTGTAATAACACCCATTTCCTTTCTGTCCAAAAGAGCTCTATCACAGGATACATGAACTACTTTATCTGCTGCTTTGTTTTTTAAAATATCTTTGGACCCTACTAGATACCACTCATCCTTTACTTTATTTTGGTATTCCTCTACAGAAATACCAAGACTTTTAGCTATCCGTTCATTTTGCAAAATATTCTCTCTCACAAGAAAATCCAATTCTGATTCCAGTTCTCCTTTATTAAACTGTCCTTTCAAAGTCACGGCTGCTCTATGAAACATCAATATAGCATCTTCTACTATAAGTCTGCGTGGGGATGTAACAAATAAAAAGGCTGCTTCAGAAGCCGCCCTTAATACTATAGGTACTATGTGCTTATCTTCTCTAATAAAAGATCCCAAAGCTTCTCCATAATCAATAACACCTCCTCCAGAATCTATAACTAAATATATATCATCATTAGGATTATGGACCTGCTTACTTTTTAAAGTAAGTATAGCGGTCTGCACCGATATAATACTCCCAAGATCGATGTCACCTCTTAGAGTTACAGTATTGTCTGCATTTAGGGTGATCTCTTCTACTTTATCATTGCCATATGAAATAGATGCGAATATCAACAATAAAAAAAATATACTAAGTCTCATTGCTTTTCCTCTGCCTCTTCGGCTGCTAATTGCTCTTTTGCCTTTGCAGGCTTCTTTTTCAGTAACATATCTACAATTTGCTCAGTTAGCTGCATCCATAAGCCGTACTCCTTCTGCGATA